GCAAAGCGTAAGTACAAAGAAGTAACCTATAAGCCTGGGAACCTTAGAAGGTCTATAGCTTTTATACCTTCAAGAAAAAAAGGAGCCCTTGTAGGCTATGTAGGTGCAAGGTTTGGTAAAAGAGCGGGTAAGACCTTCGACGGGTACTACGCCGCTATTGTAAATTACGGACTGCCTAGAGGTAAGGCGAAAGCCCAGCCAAAGAATAAGCGTAATATAAATTACGCCCTTAAAGGACACTTAAAAGCGAAGGCGGTAACGCAGCAGCTTTTATACAGAGAAGTACAAAAAATACTAAAGCAAAGCTTATACCAGCTTAGTAGATAATGACAGAAGGAAAAGCTATATATTCAATACTAACCAACGACAGCGACGTAAGCGCTATCGTAGGTACTCGTATTTACCCGCAAATAGCAGCGCAGGGCGCGGCTTTCCCTTTTTTAGTATATGTACTACAAGATACTACCCCAAGCGATACTAAGAGCGGGGTAAGTACACTAGACGAGGTACGCTACGATATTGTAGCAGCTTGCGAAACTTACGCAGAAGCTAGCGACCTAACCAACAAAGTAAGAACGGCTCTAGATCGTTACACCGGAACGGTAGAGGGGGTAGTTATAGATAGTATCCAGTTTATAGACTTGGACGCGGATAACGACCCAGCTACAGAGACTTATGTAACGAGCTCAGAGTATATAATAAGAGTCAAACTATGAAAATAACACTAACCAAAAAAGTAACCCTACCGCACGGCAAAAAGGTCGATAAAGGGCTAACTTTAGACGTAGTAAACGAATACGGCCAGGAGCTTATAGACGCTGGTAAGGCCGTTAAAATTGGTGAAGAAGCACCGCAAAAAGAAGAAGAACAAATAAATAAATTAGACTAAAATGGCAACTACTGGCATTATGAACGGAACCCTCCTAGGGGTTTACTCGGGAAGCACTCTAATAGCTCACGCTACAGAAGGCTCTATCTCTTTGTCTTTAGACACTAGAGATGCAACTACTAAAGACTCTAGCGGTACTCGCGACCTACTAGAAGCTACTAAAAGCGGTACTGTATCTGTATCTGCACTTTACGCAGAAGATGCTACTTACGGCGTAGATGATCTTATGACAGCTTGGAGCGGACGCTCTACGCTTACTATTAAATTCTCTACAGAAGTAAGCGGAGACCACTACTGGAGCGCTGCAGCTTACGTTACTTCTTTGGAAGTAAACGCAGGTATGGAGGATAACGTAACTTACTCGGCTACGTTTGAGCTTACCGGTACTATTACTTACTCTACAGTAGCGTAATAACAAACACTAAACACACTTAAAGCAAATGGTTAAATATGTAAAAATAGGAGGCGAAGATAGACCGGTTAAGTTTGGCTTCGCTGCTTTAATGGAATTTACCGAGGAGAACGGCTATACTATGGCTAACCTTGACAGCCTCGGCGATAATATGAAGCTAAAGGATGCGCTCTTTTTAGTTTGGTGCGGATTAAAGCACGGGGCTAGAGTAGAAAAGAAACCCTACAGCTATACTATTGAAGAAGTAGCGGACTGGCTAGACGAAGAGCCGGAAGCTATGGAAAAAGTCCTAAACGTATTTAGCTCTAGCTTTGGTGCCTCAGAAGAGGAAAAAAAGTAAACGGGGCGCCGGGCAATAGCTCGGCAGCCCCTTTAACTTTTGACTACTACCAGCAGCTAGCCATAGGGCAGCTAGGCTGGGATCCGGCTACCTTTTACGAGGCTACGCCTAGAGAATTAGAGAACGCCCTAAAGGGCTTCTTTAATTTGTACGAAATAAGAGAGCAGCAAGCTTGGGAGCGCGAGCGCTGGAGTACGTTAGTACTTGTAAATATACAGCTCCCGAAAAACAAAAAGGTAAACGCTACCGACTTGGTGCGCTTCCCTTGGGAAAACAAAAAAACACAGGCAAAGCTAAGTAAAGAACAAGCTAAAGCAATTCTAAGCAAATGGCAAAAAGAACAATAGCAAGTACTAATATTAGCATAGGCGCTAACCTTAGCGGCCTTCAAAGGGGGCTAAAAATAGCGCAGCGCAGCCTACGCCGTTTTGGTTCAAAAGCTAAAGCCCTAGGCTCTAATATAACTAGGAATGTTAGCGTACCTTTTGCAGCAGCAGGCGCAGCCGGCGTTAAAATGGCTACGGACTTAGAGACTAGCTTTAGTAAAATAGAGAACCTTGTAGGTATAACCGGTAAGGCTCTAGACAATTTTAAGACCTCAGTAAAGACCGTAAGCGCCGTAACGGGGCAAAGCCAGCAAGAGCTTAGCGAGGCACTATTTACGATAGCTTCGGCAGGTCTACGAGGCGCAGAAGCTACGCAAGTGCTAGAGGCCGCAGCCAAAGCTTCCGCTATTGGCTTAGGAGATACCCAACAGGTAGCGCAAGCTTTAACCGGGGTACTACAAGCCTACTCTAAAGAGGGCTTAACAGCTGCCCAGGCTACAGATACCTTAACAGCTATTGTAAGGGAGGGTAACTTAGAAGCCGAAGCTTTAGCCCCTACCCTTGGACGGGTAGTAGGGGTAGCTTCACAGCTAGGCATAAGCTTTGAGGAAGTGGGCGCTAATATAGCGACCTTTACTCGTTTAGGGGTACCAGCGGAAGAGGCCGTAGTAGGTCTACGCGGTATAATGACTAGCTTTCTAAAGCCTACTAAAGATGCTGAGAAGGCACTAGCTACGCTAGGGCTTACAGCTGGAGATCTTCGGGAAATGGTAGGAACGCAAGGCCTACAGTCTACGCTTGCTTTCTTAATGAAAAGCTTTGAGGGTAACGACGAGGCTATATCTAGCGTATTCGGTAACGTGCGGGCTCTATCGGCTGTACTAGGTACAGCGGGGGCACAAGGCGAAACCTATGCCCAGGTACTAGATAACATAAGTAATAGTACGGGTATAGTAGACGAGGGCTTTAAGAATGTAAGCGAGACCTCCGGCTTTAAGTTTAAGCAGACCCTTAACAGCTTACGAAGCGCAGCTATAGAGTTAGGCGCTGCTTTACTTCCCTTAGTAACTAAAGTAGCTCAGTTTGTAACCAATGCTATAAACAGCTTTAGAGACCTTAGTACAGAAACGAAAACAGCTATACTTACTATTACTGCAATAGTAGCGGCTAGTGGGCCAGTAATGAGCGGTATAGGTTTTGTGGCTTCCGCTTTGGCTGCTTTGCTTACTCCTACGGGTTTAGTTATTGCAGGGCTTGTAGCGGCAGGCTTTGCCGTATATAAGTACTGGGATCAAGTTAGGCCTATTCTTGTAGGTACTATAAATTTATTTATAGACCTCTATAATGAAAGCGCATATTTTAGGCTGGTTATTCAAACAGTAATAGCGAGCTTTAAGAACCTTTACCTAGTAGGTAAGGCTTTATTCGACTCTTTTAGTACCAACCTAAAAGGTATAGGATTACTATTACAAGGGGCTTTTACTTTTAATTGGAAAAAAGCCCAAGAAGGTTTAGACCTTATTAGAAACGGAGCTATAGATACCGTTACTGAAATAATAAGCGGTATAACTGATAACTATGCCGAAGCTATAGAGAACGCTTTTAGCCCTAAAGAAAAAATAGAGCTAGTAACTGAGGCCGGTCTACAGCAGGGTATAGACGATATGATAGCCCCTATTAAAAAGGCTTGGGATAGCGTTACTGGTATGTTCACCTTTGAAGGTGGCGCAGGTACGAGCGGAGCGGGTGCAAGTAATACCCCTGCGGAAATTATAGAAGATGCAGGAGAGGCAGCCGTAGAGGCGGAGCCTAAAGTAAATAAGCTGGCTTTAGCTTATAAAAACTTTAGCAATAATGTAGACTTTGTAAACCTTGCTGCAAACGAGCTAGGTTCTGCTTTTCAAAATGTATTTACCAATGTAGTAACTAACGCCCTAGGTCAAACGGAGACAAGCTTTAAGGATATGACCAGTAGCGTAGTACAAAGCTTACAGCAACTTATAGTAAAGCTTATAGCAGCAGCGGCTGCGGCGGCTGTATTGGTAGCCTTGCTAGCCGCTGCCGGTATTGGTAGCTTTAGCGTTAAGGATATGGCTAGCTTCTCTAGTGGTTTTAAAACTATATTCGGACAATTAAGCGGCGTAAAACTAGCTAAAGGGGGTCTAGCCTACGGTGAGACTTTAGCAGTAGTAGGGGATAACCCTAACGCTCGTATGGATCCGGAAGTAATAGCCCCACTATCTAAGCTCCAAAGTATGATAGGACAAAGCGGCGCAGGCGGGGCTGTAGAAGTATATGGCCGCCTAAGCGGGCAAGATATACTTCTAAGCACCGAGAAGGCAAATAGAACACGAAGCAGATATAGAGGATTTTAATAAATGGCTTTAAGATTATATAGCGAATTTACCAGCCACAACGGTAAAGAGTATAAGATAGAGATACACGATAACAGCTGGGCTTTACCTTCCTCTAGCTTCGTAGTAGCCTCCGACGGCTTCACCTTAAACTACAGCGGGGAGACCGACGATATAGTAAGCCCTATTATAGGCTCTAACGCTACTATAAGCGCCTATAATAATACGGACGCTTTCGATAGCTTTATAAACGATCTTAAAGAATACCAAGACAATAGGTTTACCGTTAAGATTACTGTACAAGACCTTACAGCCCTTACAGACTTCGAGGAAAGGGTAATAAACGACGGCGGTATATTTGAGGCCAAGGCCTGCTTAGAGGATAAGCTCTTAGACTTAAACGCTCCGCTAGAGGCTAAAGTTTTTTGGACGGGCGTTATAATGCAAGACCTAGTAACTAGAGAAGATACGCATAAGCCTTATATATTTAAGCTTACAGCGGTAGACGGTATAGGCTTGCTAGCTAACAAAGAATATACCTCTATCTCGAATACAACTATAGAAAGCTTTATAGAAAGCGCAGCGGGTACTATAGGTGTAGATACTTTATATTCGGCTACCGATATATTTTACGCTACCTCGGTTAATGTTTGGGACACTCAACAAACCTATAGCGCTTCTACAGACGTAACGACCTTAACCCGGTTTAGC